CCTGCAGTGGCAGTGTGGATGCATCGGAGCCAGGTTAACACCTGCGACTGCATCTTTTCTGTTGAATACCTTCTGATCGTTCTTCTGGCAGACATCGCAGGTCCTTGTGTCGAAGGTAGCTATATACATGTATCTGTCGATTTCAAGCTCCTCATAGGACTCCATCTCGGCTTGATTGCAGGCATATGAAGTTTCCGTCTGTATCAGTCGCCGTGCATTGTAGTCGCTTGTGTTGAATTTCTCAGCCAGCTTTCTTGACGTCTTATAGATGCTCTCACCGCTGACGGCTGCCTCTGTGAGTAGTCCACGGATTTCCTCTTCCAGAGCTTTATTGTTTGCCCATATGCGCTTGCTGTAGTTCTTACCGGACCAGTTCTCGTTGATGATCTTATTCACGAGCCTGTCAGGGATCGCAGCAAACTCAGGCTGCACGCCTGCTCCCTGAGCTAAGTCAAAAATTGTATGATAGTACGCTTCCGGCACTATCTCTTTGAGGAACGCTGTAGTTGTAGCGAGGTTTATGCCGTATACTTCCTTGAACTTCTCCTCGGTGTTGGTAAGCAATGCCGCCAGCCGTCGCATTCGGTATTCATACGCCAGACTGTCCTCTTCGCCGATATGCCGAAGTATCTTCGACATCTCACTCTCGATATACGTCTGCAGGCTGCTGTATGCCCTTCGTATATTCTTCGCTACGTCGAAGGCAGCCAGTGTATAATTATCAATGCGCCTTTCGGCTCTTTGTATCCAGTATGTCTGGTTACTGGTCATTTCTGTTTACAGCAGCCGTTGACATCACAAACTGTTCATCCTGCTCCTGCCTGCGCTCCTCGGCCGCTTTCTTTGACTCTTCCTCAGGATCCTCGACAAAGGGGAGCTGAGCCAGAAGCGTTTCATTGCTGCAGATTCCTTCAAGATTGCTGATAACCTGCGCTATCTCTACAAGATTCTTCGGCAGACTGTGTGTTATCGTGATTGTCAGATCATCGAGATCAACAGGCTTCATGCCCTTGGTGACCATTATGTTGGAAAAGAGCTTTATACGCTCTCTTATGCCCTCTTTGATGTATCTTTCCTTAATCTTTGTTATCTGGTTAAGGCCAAGAAGTTTATACTGCATTGCAACGCCTGAGACATTGCTTGCAAAGTCCTTATCTGTCATGGAAGGAACGCAGCTGAACTTGTGGATATCATCAGCCAGGGATTGCCGCAGGAGCTCATTGCCCTGCTGATCTATCTGCCTTGTCAGGAATTCCAGTTTACTTTCATGAGTGAGCTCGATAACGCCGTTTTTCTTAATAGCATTATAGTTTTTCTCAGCCTCTGCATCTGTATAGCCTAACGTCTGCCCAGTAAGAACCATGAGACTGTTGACAAAGTTCTCGACATCGTCCACACGGTTGCTCTGCTGTATGTTATATCCGTCTATGAGAGGAATAAGCTGCTCAAAGTCGCCCTGCTTCTCATTGTTGTTGTATATCTCAATGAGCGTAACAGCTCCGAAGTAGTTAGGCTTCGGTTTTGAAGTACCACTATATTCAAAGGCTTTTGAACACTCAAACTTCACTATTTGACTCTCTGTGCTGTACTCTACATAGTAGCCGATAAGCTCTTGAGTATCAGGATCCCTTTTCTCGTAGTAGTAAACGCCTGCAACTGGAAGAAGCTCCACGGTGCTGTTATAAATAACAAATGCGTTCATCGGATGTATGCTTGCCGTCTTTGGCGTCGGGCTTTCATCTGAGCTCATATAGTCCAGCTCATAGGCCACTCCGTAAATACTCTGATACTTTGCGTTATCCATGTCTTGGACGTCGACCTGTGCTATATTATTCCATTTAAAGAAATCGTCAAGGTTCTGTTCTTTTGACTGGTAGCTGATAGGCTCGCCGATGAGGTAACCAGTTGCAAAGTCGGAAATATACTTTGCATAATTACATACCAGATTGTTACAAGGATCATTATTTCTATACTTTGGTCGACGGAGCAGAATATCGTGAATGCCTTCATAATACCGCTGCAGCTTCTCATATCTCGGGCACGTCACCTCTCTATGTGTCTTTATATACTTGCACACAAGCTGCGGTGTGAGCTCGTCAGTGTTCTTCAGAATAAATGGCATTCATACCACTCCTATCGTCTAAGTGTTGAAGTTCCGACTGTTGAATTATTGAGCATCGTTTCAGCAATACCGGTTGTAGCATCGGGAGCATCGTCATGTGCGTTCTTGCCTTCGCGCTGATACTTATTCATTGCCTCGTAGTATTCCGGGAAGCGGTCTCTCCAATTCACCGGATAATATATGTGCTGCATCACCCATGTTGAATAGGTAATGATTCTCGCTATCTTGTTGGAGGACTGGTGGAACCAGAGCCATACTGTGCGCCTGTTGCCGAGCTGCTCCTCAGAGATGCGCTTGACATTTCGTGCGAAGCCTCGGCCGCCGTTGTTTGATTCTATCCTGGCATTGTTCACATTGAATTCTTTATGCCTTCGAGCTGTCTCAATTTCTGTCTCTTCCATCGGAGCCTTGGAGAAGTATACGTCCAGGACATAAGCCTCTCTCTGATATACGCCCCAGATAATAGAGCAGAGCCAGTCGCTGCCTTCATCAGCTGTATCTGTATAGCTGAATACTCCCTCGAAGTGTGGCGGGAGCTCTGTATATGTCTTAAAGCTCGTGTAGAGCTTACCTTTTATGTCGATCGGCTCCTGCTGGTAGTTGGCGCTTGCTATATCTGCGCCCATTGCCTTGATAGTGGCCTGATAGCTCTCATAACTGAGAATATCAGGACAAAGCATCGAATTGCTTTCCTTATCGTAGGCCTTCATGCAAATATGCCTGTAAGGTATCTTCTCATGTTTGCAGAAGTCAAGATACTTGCCAGCCAGATCATCAGAAGCCCAGCGTGTCATAATGATAATGACCTTTGCTCCTTCTTCACATCGGCTCAGCATTGTATTCGTGAACCACTCCCAGTGCTTCTGCTTTGTGTTCTCGTTGTTGGCTTCCTCTGCGTTCTTGATAAGATCATCGATGATCATCAGAGTACAGCCGAAGCCTGTCGCAGTACCAGTCGGAGAAGTAGCCAGGTAGTTATTATAACCGCCGTCCAAGCTCCACAGGTTCATTGCTGCATCGCCCTGCTTAATCTTTACATTCGGGAACACATCCGAGAATACCGCTCTGTAAGGATTTGCTTTCAATTCCTGTATTGTATTTCTTACATTCTTTGAAAACATCGTTGACAGTGTCTCGTTGTATGAGCCTATCATAATCTTTCGGTTTGGATCCTGCCCGAGATACCACTCAGCAAAGCAGCAGGCCGTTCTTGACTTGCCATGTCGTGGCGGCAGGTTAACTATAAGCGCTCTATCATCGGACTCAAGGAACTCTTGGAAATCGTCGCACAGGTCTACCAGATACTTGCGGTTTGGCTTGTAGAAGTCAGGAGCTTTCAAGCGGCAATAATCAAAGAAGCTGCGCCGTGCCAGTTCTATCTTAGCACCGAGTTGTATCAGCTTTCTATCAGTCAGCAAGTTTTCTCAGCTCCTCGGTAGTCAAATCCTTATACGGATTATTGACATCAGCAGAGATATTACCTTCTATCTTTGTGACATATTCACCTGTCATTTTGTTGAGAGTGTCGATAGCTTTTATTCTGTCTGCATTATCGTTACCTTCACGAGCAATATCCGAAAGAACGGCTTTGCGCTCTATTGCTGTCATGATGCGCTCGTTCTGTTGCTCCTCGGAGAGTTGTCTGATATAATCAGCAAGTTCAGCTTTATATTTCGTGGGCTTTCGTGGGTTCAGCCAATTAGCTGCAAACCTCGCTGTTTTCTCGGAATAACCTGCTGCGATAGCTGCTTGTATAGCGTTACCGCAAGCGATATAAACTTCTGCGAACTTGAGGTCTCTGTTTTTCACGGTAACACTTCCTTTCATGCGCATATACAGCAAAGCGCCTCAGGGGGTGTGTTCTGAGACGCTTGCTGCCATTACCTAGGAGGTTTGATTTTTTTGAATTCGAAGCACTGTCATTGCGATAAGTAAGCCCGAAATTACATATTGTAGTACTTCATTTGGTTGCTAGTGTGGGAGTTGAACCCACTACCTCAAGGTTATGAGCCTTGCGAGATAACCGTTTCTCTAACCAGCGATAAATATGGGGAGCTGTCGCACTCCCCATCCCTGTGAAAGGAGTAAACAAAATATGTGTAGAACAAAAGAAAGGAGACATTTCAGGAATTTACTTCCTAACTTAATTATACACAAAATGTGATACAAATTCAATAATAATAGTGCCGAAATTCCGGTGTTTAATTGTTGCATTTGTTTGAAAAGTCTGTTGAAACATCTTCATTCAGCCAGTGCTGAATGCATTTCTCGCAGCCATCATGAAGGTACTTATAGCAGCGGAGTATCTTTGTCTCTCTTGATATGCCTGCGACTGCCTGCAGCGGACACATTCCTGTGTTGTGCAGCATGGCTACAAGCATATCATAAGTGCAGGTCTTAGATATCTTATCCCGGTTCTTCATAAGCTTGCCTCACTTCCATGAATAGTCTTAAGGATATGATCCTGCTCCTCAGGATCCACGCCCAGAGAAGCAAGAGCTTCACGTGTACCGCAGTCCGGACATATAAGGGTATAATTATCCTCCTTCGAGACTGCAGGCCGTTCTGTGAAGGTCTGGCCGCATTTAGGACAGGTATGCTCCTCTAACTTATCTTTCATGTGATACACTCCTTTCATAAGCTTCATCAAGAAGCCGCTTGTCAAATCCGAATTTCTCATATCCTTCCTGGCAGCTGCGTACATAATGCCGACTGGGCTCACCAAGCTTGCGATTCTCGTGCATAATATAAGCAAAGGCATTCACCTTCAACGTCTTACCGGACATAGTCTTGACCGTCACCTTAATGTCCTTCTTGTAGTAATAATCCGGGAAACCTTCATACCAGTCCAGACTAGCCTCGTCGGCAGGCGACAGGATCCAGACTGCCACCGGAACCTGGCTGCCGTACTTCTTCTCGATAGTGAGGTAAGCGCCGGTCTTGCTCCCCTTAAAGAGCAGCTCATATCCGTTGAGCGTTGCCGTGCCGAAGATCCTCGATGTCGGGCAGCGCTTCTCCATCTGAGACATATTCAGATTGGAGCCGTATGCAAGGTAGTATCTTTTTTTCATAATGTTCATTCCTTTCATAAGGCCGCCGAAGCGGCCTATAGTTCTTAGGCTGCAAATCTCCAAGCTGCATTTCCGCTAAGGTTCTTAGTAAGGAACTCTCTTGCGGTAGCGAACTCTGCACCGATCAGTCCGAGACGGTTCAGCCAGGTGCGCATTGCAAACTTGGGATTGTCGTGCTGCTGTGGCTTGGAGCTTGCTGTCTTAAGGTCCTTAGCCATCTGATTGAGTGCCAGGCAGAGCTGAATGTAGCTCTTGAGCTGTCCTGCGTGCAGACCGTTCTTTCTGCCGTTCTCAGGTCTGTCAAACTGGAACAGTCTGAACTCTACAGTGCCCTTTGTGAAGGTTGCATGCAGGTTAAGCATATGATAACGGCTGCTGTTGTAATGAGCTGAGCGGCCACTGTCGCAGCCCTGAGAGGTATACCAGATGTCTGCGAGCTGAGACATTGTAGTGGGCTTCTTGGTATTGAGCTGCTTAATGAAGTTAGGATTTACTGTTCTGCAGTACTGGCTCATTCTATAACGGTCAATCTTGATCTCTGGTTTTAGCCTTATAGTGTCTCTCGAGACCTAACACTAATTCAGAACCATTTACAATATCCTGATTACTTCTGTAATTATTTTTTAATTCAACAGGGATTGTATCCTCTCTATTATACAACTCCATCAAATAATCTGGAATTGCACCCGAAAAGCCATAAATAGATTGATCCGGATCTCCGACTGCAAAAACTTTAATATCTGTTGTAGTGAAAAGTGACATAACCATTTCATGAAGTGGCTTACCTAAATCCTGATATTCATCTATAACAATCCACGGAAATCTTGCACTTATACATTTACGTACATACTCATGATCTTGTATAATTTGAGTTGAAAGTGTTATTATGCCTTGGTAATCGATGTACCCAGCAGCAAGCAACCTATTTTCATACTCTCTGGCAATTGAATTAGCAGTGGGATTCGAATGAACTAAAACCTGGCTCTGTCCGTTAACATTCAACGCACGCTCTTTATCAATATCTACTTTAGTGATTTTTTCAGTAATACCTAAATCTGTTTTTACATCGTTTAAAATTTGCTGTTCTAATTTTTGGGGAATAATCTTTATTGGCATATTAATTCCATAATCATATACATCAATAAATTTGCTAAGGATTTCAGAGATGCAAAACGAATGTACAGTACCTAAGAAAACATTTTTGCGTCCTTTAAATCCGTATAATTTTAGCCTGTCTTCAAATTCTCTTGCTGCCTCTCTACTAAATGTCAAACAAGCTAACCCTTGAGGCTCATTAATATAACCATTCAGAAGTTTCATTATTTTTAAGGTTAGAATTGTAGTTTTTCCACTGCCAGGTCCAGCGATAACAACCGTACTATCTTCGGTATTATATGCTTCTTTTTGCAAAGGGTCTCTGAATATCTGTTCCAGCTTTTCTGCATAATAATTCATTTATCTATTCACCTTTATATATATGTATTCTATAGCTTCTTTGATATAATCAGGAGTTATCAGTGGTTATTGGTTTGTAAATATTAGCCATTTTTATTCCTCCATTTCTCAGGATACCATTCCTCAGGATAACACGGACACTTCTCATACCATTGGCAACGTTTGCAATCTGTCGCTGCTCCGCATACTTCTGCAATGATGCCAAACGGATCTTTTTTCCAGCCGTTTAGCTCTGCCTTTAATGTCCTAATCAAAGCAAGAGCTTCTTTCATATTACTGAGCTTTACAGCACCGATTGAATTTTTCAGCTCTTTGTAGTCCTTCAGCCACTCGGCAAGCTGTCGGTGGTCTGCTGCACACTGTAAACATTCCTCTTTCAGCTTTTCGTCGTGGCTATCTTCCATTCTTTCATAGCTTTCCGCAATTTCCTCACAGTGCTTTATAGCTTCATCAATCGTCATTTTTCAGCTCTCCTTTTTCATCATGTCAATAACAGACAAATTTTGCTGATATCCGTATGTATTGCCGTATTCGCACCATGTCATTAATGCATCATCATCAACTTTTTTGGCTTGCGGATTAAAGATCCGCAAGAATTCTTTGAAAGAAAACGGCTTCTTAAATAAATATTTGAACATCTTATATTTAGCTTTGTTAGCGTTCTCGGCATCAAATGTTCCCTCATTGTAGCCAAAATAAGTTTCAATGCTTACACGATATCGAGCCATTGTTCACGCCTCCTCAAATGCCTTTTCTAATTCATCAAGCTTGTTCTTATAGTAGTCTCTTGCATATTCAAGGACTGCATGGTCTAAGCTTATGCGATTACCTTCAAAGTAAATGAATATATCATCTGCTCCGTTCACAGCTGTCTTGATTTCTTTCGCCTCATCAACATCTCTGGCAAGTTTGTTTAACGTCGAGGATCCTGAGAGAGCCAATTTAATAACGTTCATTATTTACCTCCTACGATCTGACTAATCCTGCTATACAGCTTGTCAGCCTTATCCTGAACCTTGTAGTTTGCAAAGAACGCATCGTGAATAACTGAGAGTGTCTCTCGCAGGAGCTTCTTATTGTCCTTCAAGCCTGCCGCATACCCTCTGCGGTAAGCCTGCTCAACGGCATCATCAACCTTGAAGTCAGGCTGAGCAGGTACCGGCCTGCTCATAACCTGCTCAAAGCAATAACCCTCCGAGCTGCACTTCGGACAGATCTGACGGCCTTCTGGTATCAGACAGCCGCAGCAGATGCAAGTGTTATTGTTTTCCATAATTCACTACCTCCGTCTGAGCATTGATTCTGTCTTCACAGTATGCTTTCTCGTTCTGGATCCTGTCGAGCTGTCTGTCAACCTTATAATAGATAATCTCATCTATCCTATCAGCTCCCAGCAGCCCACGAAGTTGCATAGCAATTACAATCACATCGGCAACTTCTTCCTTGATGTCGTCATATGCATTTGTATTTCCTCTGCGGAACTTATTCAGAGCTACAGTGAACTCCGCAGCTTCCTCTGTGAGCATGTTAGCCTGTGACGTAAAACCGTAATGATTAGCGATTTCATTGAGCTTTTTTTCAATCTCTGGATTCATGATTCTCCTCCTTTAGAATCACTTCGATACCGCCGACGGAGTATCCTTCACGGATCCGCTGCTGATAGAGTGCAGCCAGCTCAGTGAACTGCTTGTACTCCGTCGCCATTCTTTTATATACCGTATAGACTTCAATCTTCTTCTCATGCCCCTGCTCCTTCGTGAGCTTGCCGGCCTGATATGCTGCATATACGCCCTGCAGCATATGGAACAGCATAGCCTCAGGCAGCCGCAGGTCCTTCGGAACAGGCTGGCCTGCTGCAGCTGCACGTTCAATTCTCTGTAACAGTTCTGACTGCATCGTCCACACTCCTTACGATTGATGTCACGCAGCCATAGCGATCACGCATAACCGCCAGGAAGTTAAGCTGCTCCGGGCTTGCCTTGCTGGTCTCGGTCTTGACTTCCAGGAAGTAAACCCTTCCGTCCTTGACCGCCATCAGATCCGAGAAGCCCTTCGGCAGACCAGTATCGAACCACCTGCCGTCCTGCGTCTTGAAGCGGCCGACGTTCACTCTGAATACACAGTATCCGAGCTCCGAGAGCTTCATGCGGATACTGTTCTGAATATCATGCTCGGTCATGTTTACACATCCTTTCAAATTCTGCATCAAATTCTGCAAGTTCTTCCTCTGTTGGTTCATCTTCTGGCCTGCCCTGGTCAAATCCAAGAGTACAGCCAGATTCAAAGGTGCAGTCAGATAAGTCCTCAGCCGTCTCACACCATTCAGGATAGTGAACCCAGCCCCAGCGGCATTCCTGGCAGAATTTCATAACAGGATCAATGCACCTTGTAGGTTTATCGGTCATACTCCTATCACCTTTCTCATATAGCTGTATTTATTTGGTATCGGTATATCATTCATGGCTGCATATCTGATGCACCATGCAAACTTGTAGCCGTGCAGCTTCTGGAACTCGACCACCTCAGGCCACGTTCTAAGGTCCGCATCAGAGAGTCTGGTATTTCTGATATCGTTCTGGCGCTTCATTTCCACCAGGTCAATCTCAACTACTTCCTTATCCTTGCGCTGAATCTCCTTGACAGCCGCATATCCGCAGTACGGACACTTCTGCTGCGTCGGTGGATATACCGCATAGCACTGCGGACACTCCCTGATCTTGACCATGTTCTCCTGCTTCTTCTTCGGTTCCAGAGTCCACTCCCTGTTGTCATCAGGAAGGCCGTGAAGGTAGCAGTTACCGACATGGTCAATTATTATAGCAGTCTTGCCGGGCATATACCTCATAGACCTCATGCTCTGCTGAATGTATAATGTCAAGCTCTGAGTCGGTCGGAGCAGGACCGTGCATTCACAGTCTGGAACGTCCAGTCCCTCACCGAACAGCTCACAGTTTGTCAGGATCATGATCTTACTGTCTCGGAAGTCCTGCATGATCTGTGCCCTGAGCTCCTTCGAAGTGCTGCCGCTGAGTGATGCAGCGGTATAGCCTGCCTGTCGGAACTGCTCTGCAGTCTCCTCGGCTGCTTCAACCGATGCACAGTAAGCAATGGTTTTCTTATTCTTTGCCAGCTTCTCCCACTGCTTGACTGTCTCGCCGTAGATCTCCTTGTTCTGCATCAGCTCAGCTATCTCATCGGCCTTGTAGTCGCCTGCCTTGATATGCAGCCCCGAAGTATCAGCGAGCTTCACGGAATAGTACTTATACGGCGATAGATAATTATGCTCGATAAGCCACTGTGTAGTAACTGAGGTTATCAGCTTATCATATACCTCACCCAGGCCGCCCTTATTCAAGCGGCACGGTGTAGCCGTGAAGCCAAGCCTGCAAGCATCTGGGAATGCTGCATAGATCTTCTTGTATGAAGCTGCTGTGCTGTGGTGTGCTTCGTCGGTGATGATGATCCTCGGCTCCGGCAGCTTGTCAATGTGCCTGCTCACCGTCTGAACCATGCTCACGCTGCAGAGATCCATGTCTACGCCCTGATTCTTGAAGGTATTAGTGATCTGCTCACACAGCTCCTTACGGTGTACCAGGAAAAGAACACGGTTTCCTTTGGCCGTTGCTGACCGTGCAATCTCTGCTTGAATGATAGACTTACCGCCACCGCATCCGAGAACAGACACTATTGAACGGCTGCCGTGCAGGATAGCAAATCGAACCTTGCCGATGAGGTCGGCCTGGTATTCACGTAGTTTCATCCTCTATCTCCACGAATTCACCATTTTCAAGCTTATACCATGTATCAGCCTTGATTTTTTTACCGTCAACGACCTCGGCCTTCCATTCTTTGATATCATAGTAATCTTTGCTTTCTACAGCAATAACAAGTATTGAACCTAATCCGCCACGTGCTTTGATATCATTTCCACGACAAAGAGCAACACCGTTGTCTCCAACAGCCACGCTTCCACGACTGGTAGCTGCTCCGTAGTTACCTGCGGTAGCTGCTCCGCTCTCACCTGCGGTAGCTGCTCCGTAGTTACCTGCGGTAGCTGCTCCGTAGTTACCTGCGGTAGCTGCTCCGTAGTTACCTGCGGTAGCTGCTCCGCTCTCACCTGCGGTAGCTGCTCCTCTGTAACCTGCGGTAGCTGCTCCTCTCTCACCTGCGGTAGCTGCTTCGTAGTTACCTGCGGTAGCTGCTTTTCCTTTTTCAGCATTGTATTCATTCGTACAATGCGACTTCACATAGTCGAATTGCAGTTTGCATAAATTAGCGATATTGAGTCGAGCACCGATTTTAATATTTTTGCCACAAATCTTGCTGTCTGACTCTCTTTCGTCAGAAACCTCGTCAAGCTCAACTTCATGATATACGCTTTCAGCAGGACTATAGTAACCGAAGCAGTCAAGAGGTGCTTCACAAGCATGGAAACCACTATTACAAAGTACTGCGCTATCTTCATGATATTCCTTGCCCTCCTCGAACTGGAAACCACTGCAAGTCATATCTGTTTTAAAGCCTTTATATGCTTTCATTTTTTGTTCCTCCCATGTAAATAATAATGTATCAGCTTCGCAGCCTTGTTCCAGGTGAGCTGATATGATACATTTTTCTTCTTAAGCGTTATTCTCGGGTTGCCCTTGAAGCTCTCGACGCTGATATCACCATTGCCTGCTCCGGATCCGCAGTACATCTTCTGCAGGTACTTTCCAAAATCGCCATATGATGTCTTAAGTGCCTTTTCTTCATCCTCTTCATCGATGAAGAACAGCAGAGCTTTCAATATCAGATCTGCATCGGTGACGCCGTTCCATTTAATTACTGACATGTTTACCTCCTTTTATGCCACACGT